ATCCGTAGGACTTTCTTGGCTAGACCATCTAATCAATAGTGGGTCTTGTGCCGACTCTCCAATAGGGTTTGCGCCAAAGCATATAACGTGGCGATCTGTTTCTGAGACCAGAACCTTACGCGCTACTGTAGGCACGTTGGATGCGCCCGCTAATGAGCCGAGTTCCACGGCGCGTGTACTGGTTGTACCCGTTGCGTCCCAATAGAATATCTGCCCGTCTGCAATATTCATGATTAGGTCTTCGCCAAAATCATCTGCAAACCACATGCGTAAAGTATTTCCGGCTAGAGACCCTGCGCCTGATCCCCACGTGAAACGGCCCCACGTTCCGGCACCCCAACCCGGTCCGAGAACCGTGCTGTTTAGGCCAACATTAATCTGATATGCGGCGGAAGCGGATGATCCACCGCCCGCGGTGCTACCTGAAGAAGCTGATCCACCTGTATCTACTTTATAGCTGTTGGCGTCCACAACTTGCGTAACAACCTGCTCTTTGTTTAGGTTAGCTGTAGTCAATCCATCAAAAGCTGTTGCGCCCGAAAAAGTAACGTAGTCCCCGAGCAATGCGCCGTGGCCCGTGTCCGTAACAGTAATAACCCCTGATCCTGCGCCACCTGTTGTGTTAAACGGGTTTGCTCCAAGGGTCACGGTTCTGCGAATAGGCGTTATGTCATAGAGTGCGCCAGAATCCTCTAGGTATGCTTTCTTTTGAGTACCCATAAATAATAGGTTTTCAGACGCTAACGTAACAAAATCGTGTATTTTGCGGCATGTTCCAATGAACTGAGCCGTTCCAACCTTTGCCCAACCTCCAATGCGCTCGGCATAACCAGAGCGAAAACGGATTTTATCTCCGTCAAACCAACCACCTTCGTTCGAGTAGTTAGTACCCTCTCGGTTAATTCCGGGCTTAAATTGGAGCTTTGTTAAAGGCATATGTCATTACTCCGCATCTGCGATTGTTAAGGTTCCAGCTTCGACTTGCTTGAGTATCTCTGCGTAGTGCCTGTTGGCTGGGTCTAGTGGGACAAACATCTCTTGTCCGTCTATTGTAGCTTTGATGCTTGAGTTGTTGCCGTCCATGTCAACTTGGTATTGTGCTGTTGTAATGTCCATATTATTTTCCATGATTATAACTCCGCCTCAAAATTTATAATAGCTAACGTGCTATTCTTATTGAGCAGACCAACTCCTTGACCTGCCGATAACCCTGAGCTTACTGTTGGTCGCATTCTCATAGAAGTTGTACTTACAAAATCAACACTCATAGCTGTCGTATCTATGTCTGCACTTGCATGAGCTATCCTAAACGCACTTCCACTGTTAAAGGAAATTGTGGGCGGTACTCTCATTTCTACTGGATGATTACCAAACAGTTCCGCTCTTGTTGAACTACTCGCAAAACCACTGTAGGGAAATCCCATATGAGACTGATCAGTAGTAGCTTTATAATTTGCGTAGTACCTCTGACACTTCGCCAGTTCATCTCCGTATGACCTATGCTCGAATGGAGTTGCAGTGTCGCCGACCTCTAGTTGAAGTCCAGTGATTTGCCAGTAATCACCAGTAGAGACTGTATTGTTACACCCAACTGCTCTTTCGTTAGCAACTTCTGCTTTCCATCCAGATGGAAGAGAACCAGAAGTAAAACTAGAACCTGCCAACATCCACCAAAAGAGAGTAAATCCCTTTGCATTATCCCCTACATTTGGAGAAGCAATAGTGTTAGCTGGAAAAGTAATTGTCTTATACTCCCAAGTGTCCACACTATCTATAGTGTACTGTTTTGTAGTTGATTGTCCTGATGTTGATGTAGGAGCATCCAATGTAGGATTAACTGCATAAGTTCCTGTTCTATTAGATTTTATCCAAAAAGATAGAGTAAAAGTTTTGGCCTCAGATGTGCCTAATCCAATAGAGTCAATTTGAGTGCGCTCAAAGCGTTGCTCAAAAGGAATTATGTAGTCATTTGCTCCAAGTGTTGCGGTAGACTGAGCAGTACATTTTAAAGATTTCTGAAACCCACTAGGTGCTGATCCACTAACTTGTGCAAAGTCTACATTAATTGAACTAGCGTGTTCTTCTATCCACCTGTCTACAGTGTGGTATGCATTACTGGTAGCAGTAGTTTGAGTCGTTCCACGTTGTGCCACTTGCATAGCGCCGTTGATTATCATATTCCGATTCCCCAGTTGACCGAGGTTCACGCCGTTGTTGTCAATTGTTGAAATCGCCATTTATTTATTCCTTATGGTTTTGTAGGCCACGTCACATCATCTAATGATGTTGCACTTGATGTAATGTCACGTAGTGCTTGTCTGTATGCAGTCTGTGCATCTGTCATCGTATGATCAGACCCTGCCCACCAATCAGTAACGGCAATCAAACGATCACGTTCTGCCCTGAGTGCCTTCATAGGTTCAGCCGCAATAAGTTCATCTTTCTTAGCTGATACTGCCGACCAAGTTGTACCCCAATCAGACGGGTCTTGGCTCTCAATAGCTGAACCATTTGCATCTGCGCCTGTTACTTTGGCGTACATGGTTGTGAACTCAGCTTCTGTTGTTGGTTCGCCACGGAGTACCCACTCTGTAACACCCAACTCTGATAATGCTGTTGATATTGTTGTCATTTTATTTGGCCTCCTTTAGCCGTTATTTTTGTATTTCGTACACTACAAATGAAGATACAGATTGAAAGTATGCAGATGAATTAGAGTCAGATTGACCTCTATTAATAGCTCCACCATTGTAACAACTTGCTTGTATCAGCCATGTTATAGGAGTTGTTGTATCGGGGGCAGATGTATTGTCTACATACTCACATAGAAGGCTTGGTAAGAGTTTGAACCCGTAGTGTCTCCAGATTTGTATGGGTTTACATGGGCTGTTGTTGCTTGTCTACTTTCAACCCCTGACGCTATATAGTCACTTTGGATATTGCTATCACGCAGTATGCGAAAGCCCATAGAAAAATAGTTACAAGAAATAGAGAGAGATGGTTTTAGTATAAATATACTGTTTGTTGATTTAGGTGTAAGTGTTACACTTAGGTTTGTAACATTAGTATAATTATAAGTGCCTATACTCATGTGACCTGTAAAAAGTCCATTATCAACCTGTAAAACATTACCTGATGTATTAATCCCTAAGTCAGCCGCCGTTGGTGTACCACCATTGGCTTTCTGTAGAGTATCGACTTTTAATATACTGGTCATTGTGCGATCTCCATCACTGTTAATGTAGATATTTGCCTAGCTCCACCGGGATCATCTGCACCATTAGGAGCATAATTTATGTAATAACTTCGTGTTGCACCTGATACATTATACCCACTTATTGAATAAGTTATTTGACTTGTAGTAGAGGGGGAATCTAAGTAATTACCACTTATAGTTGTTACTGAGTTTGCATCAGCCCCCGAAACTATAAGTTGTCCCGATGTTATTCTTCCTCTGTTCGAAGAAAAATTGCCTATTCCAACAGAAGTAGAACCTCTTTTAAATATCCAAGCAAGAACTGGGAGGTTTCCACTTCTTGAACCAGCTACTTGTCCCATTAGTAAAAACTTACTTGTTGAAGAAGTAGGTGTAATATCCACAGACAAACCAGTAATTGCGTATTCAACGCCAGAAGCTACTGAAAACGATGCAACATCAGATTTAGTTGCACTTACAACCTGTATAACATGCCCCGGAATATGCACACCATTGCCACTGGTCTTCTCGACGACGTTATCGACTTTTAATGTACTCATTGTGCGATCTCCGTAATAATCATGGTTTTTTTAGAGTTTGTACCATCCGATTCGACACTGTTACCGCCCGTTGATCTTGTTTTTATGGCATATGTCCTTGCAGAAGATGTTACGTTTTCATCTACAGCTATAACATTTCCGTTAGTAAACAGTCTGTCCGCATGACTCTTTATCATGCCCGATGACCCGTCAGTCCCATTTGAAGAACCTAAATCAGTGCTATCTCTAAAAACAGTGTGCTTTAAACCTCGATCATCGGCATTTGTATCTGCACCCATGTTTGACTGTATAATAATAGTATTTCCAGCTTTTTTAGGTGTATATGAAATAGTAAGATGAGTAGAAGCAAAAGATGTAGAACTTACAACAGTATTTCCCTGTGATTGAAAAGTAACAACATTTATCACACTCCCTGCTGGAGCAACGAACCCGTTACTAGCATCCAGTGTTTGACCACTTGGTATTATCACCTTGTTTGCATTAGACCCAGATGTTGGCCCTATTAAGTTTTCGACTTGTAATGTACTCATCTATACCACCGTTAAGTTTCCATTGACCGTTAGGGTTACACCAGATGCTACAGCCAAAGGCCCTGCCGCACTAGCGTTTTCGTCTGCGTCAATTG